ACCGCCCGTATCGCCTACCAGCACGTCGTCTTTCGCGCCGTTGTCCGAATTATCGCCGTCCCTTACGTACCCGTCGCTGCCGCCGAGCAACACGCCTTCCGTCCCGTCTGTGCGCTCGAACGTGGACGCAGTAATGACGTTGAACCCCCAATCCCACGGACCTGTCCACGATTGCGTCCGAACGTTGTAGCACCATGCGATGTCGTTGACCGCGTCGGTAGGCACGATCAGCCAAATCTCGCGGGCGTCCTTATTGAACACGGCCCACGACGATCCCCAATTCGCGTGGTCCCAATCGGCCATCTCGCTTTCGATCTTCTGGCCGATTGGCTGGACGCCGCCTTCCGTGGCGATGTACGGCCCCCTGTCTGACAGGAAGAACGCGAAATCCTCGGCAGTCACGATGGTGCCCGGCGCGATGCAGCCCACACTGGCGGACACACCTTCCGTGCCCTTGTCAATGTCGATCGTATCTGCCGTCGTGCCCTGGAACCGGGCAATGCTGTCGTGCTTGAAAATCAGTAGCGACCCACCGACGACCGCGAGGCCGACAATGTTGTCATTGTCGTACGTCTCGACGTTCGCTTGACCACCGTCCGGTGCGGCCCACGTCTCAGGATCAGCGACCGCCGACCAGTAGATAACCTTCGACCCGTCCGACGCGAACAAGCGTTCCTTGTAGACGGCCAGGTACTTGGCGGACGGTGCGCCGCTGATTGAAGTCGTTAGCGTCGTCGCGGTCCATTTCCGTAGCGAGCCGTCCGCGAAGTAGAGGCGGTTCGTGCCACCGTACACGTAGGTCGCGAAACTCACGCGGTTCGTGGTGGACAAAGTGGACGCGACGTTGGTCCACGTCGTAGCGGCCAGCGTCTTGTGCCACAGGTCGGCGTCAGCAATCGCGACCAATTCGGCAGACTGTGACGGGTTATCCCACTGGACCAGACCAAGCACCGACGCACCGAGCGCGTCCGAATGGATGCGCTGCGTCCCGTTCCGCTTCGACACAGCCCCGTACGTTGTCAGCCGACAATTAGCCGACTGCCTCAGCTCCCGATTTTCGAGCGCGTCCTCGCTGTAGCTGCTGTTCTGGCCAGCGATGAAGTCCCAACGTGCGTCGGTCAGTCTAGGCACTTGGCACTTCCTTGTGTGTCCAACCGTCAGGGACGCTGGCAAACATCTTGAGCGCAGCCGGTGCGTTGAGTGCAGTCAGCGTGTACGCAAACGGGTCCTCGCCTTCGGGTACGACAACGTTGACCCTAGCCACCGCAGCGTCGAGCGCGGCCCTGATCTCGGCCTTTGTCATCGTGCCGGGCTCCTGGATCTTGGCAATGTTCTTAGCGACGATAGCGAGTGTTTCCGCGTCTTCCTGTGTAAATCGTGGGTCACAGAAAGCGTAGTGGGCGACCCCGGTTGGGCTCAGAAGGATCGGGGGTCTTGGACCCCCCTCCCACAAGTTCACGTACCGAAACACGAGTCGTAGAAAACGCCGCACCTTATCGGGTAGTGCAGTCCAGGCAGAGACGCTAATCAGGATGATCGGCACATTTATGCGGGCCATTTTAGCTCCTGACTGAGCCGGAGAACCTGGGCAGGAGTGAGGACACGAGTGAAGACTGCCGCGTCGCCAATCACGTCCCCTACGGCTCCATGAAAGATGCTCGCTCCCGGAATCGCACCGAACGAGAAAGCATCCACGTTAGAGAACGTGCCGCTGTTCGCGAAGCTGTGATCCAGCACCCCGTCCACGTACAACTTGATCGTGGTCCCATCGTTCGTTGCGACGAGAACGTGGGTAGTGCCTTGGGTCATTGCAGTAGCGCCGTCTTCCGGGCCGATTGTCGATCCTGCATTGTCACGGGCCTTATAGGACAGCTTCTCTGTTTCGTCGAGGAAGATGCCGAAGTAGGGATAGTCCGCTCCGTCGGTTTGGGCCGCCATAATCGTGCGATAGGGCGAGGACTCCATACCGACCTGGTAGAACGCGATGTCCGGGTCGGTGAGCGCCTGGAGCGCGGCCAGCGTCATCTCCGCGCCGCTCTGGGCCTTGAAGGAGATGAGGCCCTGGTTACAGTTGTCCGCTTGGAATCTGACCGTGTTCGCAGCCCACGCACCCGGCAAGGCTAGCGCGGTCGTGCTACTTATTGACTCCACGCCTCCGTGCACACTCAGACCAATGGCCATGGACCCGTCCGCAGCCTGATAGATCCGACACGTGAAATGGTCCCCGAGCGCCAGCGGCGGTTCCGTGGAAAACAGGTGCGTTTCTTTGCGTATTCCACTGGCTTGGAAGAACTGCACCCACATATACGCCGTGGAATCGTAGAAAAACCTTATCCCTGCGTTGGAAGTGCCGAGATAGAATAAGGACCTCTGTATGCCAGCAGGAGAAGCCTGCCGGTCCAGCACCACCCCTTCGTACAGGTAGTTCGCTTCCTGTGGGGTCGCGTCGAGCAGGTCCACCGTGAGGCTGTCGGCGGTCGTGACTTCGGAGGTCGTCAGCACCGACTCGGGCGGAACCGCGGCCTCGTACATCGTCGGACGCCAGACGTAGATGGTTTCGGTGCCTGCGGCAGTATGGGATGCGGTGCCTGAGGCATTCGTGATCTGCACGTAGACGGTGGAGTTGGCCACGGTCTGCGCTGATCCGAATAGTTGGATGCGCACCCAGCCATCGTCACGGACGGTGATTTTTCTCGTGTACCCAGACAGGCCAGATGACGTCACCACCGCACCGGTCGTCAGGTTAATGACCGTTCGGTTAACGGTGCCATCGGTGGCGTTAGAGAACAGCAAGTTGGCATACTGGTGGGTTCCCGCCTTTAGCCACACCTCGCCCGAAAGCTTTCCAATGGCGGTGACGGTTGCGGCAAAGACATGGTGATTGCCCGCCCCCGCGCTCGCCGTAACCTCAATGGCGCCCGTACCGCCCGCAGGATCGGCGACCGCCGTGTCGGTGATCGTCGCGCCGGTTGGCGTCCACGAGGCCAGCGCGGTCGTGATCTTGTTCGTGTACGCCCGCTCCAGTAGCGTGACCCGGCGCTCTACGGCATCATTACTCGTGAGGTAGTGCCCATCCCGCAGCACGTTAGCGCCCGCAGTCTGGACCACACCGTTCGCGTCTACGTAGGTCGCGGTATCGTTCCGGGCGAGTGTGTACGGCCCGACGTTATTGACCTTCACCCGCGCAGCCAACGTCCACGGCGGGGCACTAACCGGCGCGCTCGCCACTTGAGCGTAGTCGTCTACCGTGTACACGTACCCATCCGGCAGATCCGCAGTCGGCTCGTTCACCGTCCCGTCGTTCAGATCGGCGTTGTATGCGTTGCCCGACTGGTCCGCGATGGCCGTGTCAGAGACTTCCTGTTCTGACATGAACCAGCGGCCCACGGCAGTCACGGACACGTTCGCACCGTAGACGTTTGCTTTACGGCGGGACAAGGTGGGGCGCAGACCGATCATTTTACGTCAGGTACTGGAAGAGAAGGTCATCGCCCGCATTCGTGGCGATGTTGTAGATACCGGACAGGTTGCCACCTGGCACCGGCATCCAGTCGGTTTCCTCGTTCGCGGTCAGCGGCCAGCCCGCCGTCGTCGTGTCGGTCCCGGCGGGCAACGTCGTGCCCGAGCCGACGCCGACAGCCACGGTCCCCGCGTTGTCCGACTTCGCCTTGAACTTGACCCACTTGCAGTTGATGTCCGGGCACGCGGTCACGCTCGTGTTGCCTGCGATCTCGCCGCCGCCAGCCCACCGCAACGTGTCGCTGATTCTCTGTCCTCCAGCCATCGTTATCTCCTTACCACCAGTGGGTTCCGGCAGACGCCCGACGCTTCATCTTTTTCGGGCCGTCCGTTCTACGCGCTCGACGTTTTGCCTCGCGCTGTCGCTTCATCAAGTTGGCCGATATGATCGCGGCCTGTTCCATGCCTCCAGGCAACCACGCATCGTTTGACGCACGGTCAGCCGCATAGGCGACGATCAGAGCCCGGTGCTGCGTCGGGAAATCGACCGTGGTCGAGTCGGCCAGTGTGGCCAGTTGGTGATGGTAGTCCATGACCAACGTGGACGGCGGGGCGGCACCCGGAGCCACCCACAACTTCTCGTTCTGGATCCAGTACGTGTTGCCCCGGTAGGCGTGCCTGTCGTCGAAATCGCCCAGACTCCCCCACCGCTGACCGTTCGGGTACCGGAGCGCGGACCTATGTTCGTCACCGGCCAGACGCAAGAAGTCGGACGGCAGGCTAGCGTACCGTCCACCGTCCGACGCATCGGACCCAGAGAACGTCAGTGCGGAAGAAGTCGTCAGCCACCGATCCGTAAACCCCGAGTCGATCATGTACTCCTGCGCGTCCCATGCCCCGTACTGGAGATACTGATACAGCGTTTCCAGGGTCGAGCTGTCGTGCTCGATCAGCCCAGGATTCGTGCTCGACGTAGCGGTGAGCCTATAAAAAGCTCTCGCCAGCGATGCGCGGTCAGTCAGTACGTCGGCCATGTGCCCTCATCGGTCTAGGTGACAAGGGCGGCCTCTGCCGCCTCTGCCCGAGCCTTGTATGCGTCCTTGTCCTCATCGTCCAGCCGCTCGACGTAGCTCTTGTCCGACAACTGCCAGCCTGCCCGGCCAGCCCACTTCGGGTAGGTCACGTCGTCCAGCTTGGCTTCCGGCTTCTCGTCCGCCTTGCCGTGCTTGCCGAGCATCATCTTGACCAGGTCCGTCGCGCTCACGCCTTCCTGCAACGCCGCGAGGGACATTTCCTTCTGGAAATCGGCCAACTGCTTCTCGGCTTCTTGGCGCTGGCGCAGAGACTCGTTCGATTCGGGAACGGGCCGCAGTCCTGCCGAGCCGTTGCCGAAATCGACCATGATCCCCCGGACCACCTTCGTAGCACGACGGTTGCGCCACATCGGCGTGATCGGTTCGCCCGTCGCCTTGGCGCGCTTCCACCGCTGTTGGTCGGGATGGATCGGGTCCATGATCGGCTGACGGTCGTGGCCGTTGTCTGACGGCTTGCCTGGCTCGTGATCCTGAAAGAACGGGTTGCCCTGGAACACGGGACCTTCCCAGATCGTCGTGCCGTTCTCGGTGAACCCGACCGCCTTGAAGTCGTTGCCGGGATGCAGCTTGTCCATCGTCATGACCATCGGCTTGATCGTGCCGAGCTTCGGTGCCTGCGACATCTTACTTCTCTCCTGACGCGGTAGTCGGCGTCGTTTTGAGGTCTGCCCCCACGGTTAGGTAGGGGATCTTGAACAACTGGCGGCGCTTGTCCATTCCGATCTCGACCGCGCCAGCCCGAGCATCGTCCAATTCTTTCGCTTCGCCCTTCTCTTGCTTGTACTGCTGGTCCTTGACCGCTTCCGTCAGTGACCCGTACTCGCCCCGGCCACTGAACAGGTTCGTACGCTCCAAGAACTGGACGAGCCCGCTCACGCCCAACTCGTCCAGCTTGTAACCGACGCGGTGCCATTGGCCTCGAGCACGGGCGATCTCTTGCGGCGTAGCATCGCGCCAGAGATAGACCACCTCCTTCGGTTCCTCCTCGGCACGCTGGCTCTGCCACAGGGCGCGTCGTGGATCGTTGGCCCTCAA